CATTCCCACCAGGCAACACCAGCGTGTTGGAACCAGCGACTGCCGGTGCGTCGATCTCGGTGTAGCCCGATGTTGAGCCATTCAATCTGAGTGTCATGGGGTCACCTCCAGGGCATCAAGCTGCTTGTGTGTTGGTTGCGGAAGGGTGGGATGGTTCCACGCCCTGATGTAGTCGCCCTTGCCGTCGGAGTCGTTCTGCAGAGCGATGGTGCCGGTCATCGGGAAAAAGTCCTCCGAAGTCAGCTCGGGGTAGATGGTGATGATTTTCTCGTAAAGAGTCATGGTCAAGCGGGCCTCACTAATGCGCCGGAGAAATGACTTGCACCGCCTCCGGTATTTGTCGAGCAAGTTGCGTTGTCGTAGGCGTAGATCTCAAAGTAATCGGAAGTTCCGTTAAAGTAGACTACGTCGCTCCAGACAACAGCGTTGTAATTTCCGTTTGATCTCTGAACATTTATGTTGGCATAAGAGTTTCCGTTCTTGCACGGGACGATGTTCGTGTAGGCCCCTGCGGAACCTTGGAAGTAAACAACGGCGTTTATCTGGTAATAACCTGCAACGTTTGGCGTAAATCTATAGTTTGTCGTTGCATCAAAGCATCCATTTGTGTCGTAGGTTTTGGCATTGAACAGGATCTTTGTGGCGGTGTTGCCACTGATGCTTTGCGATGTGGTGCTGTAAGCCCTGAAAGACGGACCCACCACCGTCGTTGCCAGCTTTGCCGGTGTGACCGCATTAGCTGCAATGTCATCCGTTGTGATGACACCATCAGGTAACCCCCCAGCACTGATGCCGGTGACGGTGCCTGATCCGTTAATTGTGATTGGCATAGTTCAGTACCTCAAACGATGACCCAGGCACTGCCTGAGGGAATGGTAACCGTGACACCGCTGTTGACCGTCACAGGTCCAGCAGTGACGGCGTTGCGGTTGGTGGTCAGGGTGTAGTTGGTAGTGATGGTTTGATCGTTCTCCATAAAGACCCGATCAGCTCCACCACCAGTTGCACCACCACCAATAGAACTCCAAGCAGTACCGTTATATCCTTCATACTGAACTGTATCAGTATTAAAACGAATCTGACCAGAGTTAGGAGCAACAGGACGTTCAGCAGTAGTACCTACTGGAATATCAATAAACGATGTACCTGTCATTGAGACAGTACCGTTAACTACAAGATTACCAGTAATTGTACCACCAGCTTTAGGTAGTGCAGCATCAGCTGTAGCTTGTGCAGTAGCCGCATTAGCAATACCCGTAGCAGCAGCAGTACTAGCACTATTAGCAGTAGTAGCAGCTGCATTAGCCGTAGTAATAGCAGTATTAGAGTTAGCTAAAGCTGCATTAGCCGTTGCTTGGATAGCAGACGCATCAGTACTAGCGGCAAAGTTAGCAGTCTCCTGTGCAATATAAAGATTCTGAGTGAAGTTATCATTCAGATCCTGAGCACGAATAGAGGAACCAGGGAAGAAGGTTGCCTTAGAAGATACATCACTAGTTGCTCGATAAATTCTAATAGCAGCACTATTAGCAGGAGCTGTATTGAATTGAACAGTAGTGGCGTTGGCTAAAGTATATGCAGTTGTAAGTGTACCATTGATACTAACTTTAATATCAGTGGTAGCAAGATATGGGAAGGTAAAAGAATAGAGAACGGTTGAACCGTTCCCTGTATAAGTATTTTCAGTAACAGCCATTAAAGGTTACCTGTACATTTGAGTAAGTTGTTCAATGTATGCTTTACGGCGATCAGCGGCTCGTGCAGCATCATCAATACGGCCCTGTTGCATGTAGCTCTTATTCAAGATAGATTCCTGAATAGCATTCCACATTGGTTGATTCTCATTCTGTAGACGAAGTTCTGCAGACTTCTGTGCATTCATCATGATTTGATTCATGACACTATACACTTCAGATTGTGCAGCATTGATCTCATCTTTAGAACGACCTTCAACTCGCATAGCACGGATTCGATCTAGTTGATCGTTGTACTTTTTATTACGACTCAGTTTATCAAACTCTTTCCAGATTTGTTGTTCACCGATATAACGATAAAGAACTTCACGTTCAGCTGGAGTATATTCATGGTTACCAGTTGAATCTTTACGAATCATCTGTACACCATCCCAGCCACTATCAATAATCCATTGACGCCACTTCTCAGCACCATCACTTACCTTAACAGGACTGATAGCATTGAGACCACGAAGGATAGGATTATCAATATCATTCAAAGCTTTACCAGTGTAAATATCGATCTGTTCAGGAAGCTCTTTATTGAGACCAGGAATACGATTTTTAACGTAACCAATAAAGTCGTTATAAATATCCTTTTGTGAACTAGATACTGCATTAGCAGCAACACCTAATGCACCCGACAAAGGAATATAAGAACGAGTTTCATTAGCCAAGAAACGAGTAATAGCAGTCTGATCACCAGAAGCAACAGCTACCAGCGGTTCAAGACCAGCAACAAACGTTTTATTAGTAAATGTAGCAGCAAACGTCCAAGACAGTTTACTAATAACATCTTCGTGAAGAGTAGAGCCAATATCCCGAGAGTAGTAAGCTAGATCACCAACCAATGATAGCACCGTATCAAACGGTTCAATACCAGCATAGCTAATCCACTTACCACCGACATTGATTGTTTTAGGTTGCCATCCAAAGTTATCACGAAGCTTCTTGCGTTCAGCAGCATTAACAGGTCCATTACCACGGATGTTACCACCCATAGCATAACCCATCATACTAGAAGCAAGCAGGCTACCAAAAGCTACACGGCCACGGTATTCAGCTTCAAGACCCTTGAAGATCTCCATACCATTAGGTACAAGAGCATAGTCGATATTATGTTCAAGCAAAGCTGCTTTGATTTTATCAATATCATCTCCGGCCCACAGTACCTTAGCATAACGAGAAGTACCAGGTAGAGTAGCAAGAGGTGTATAAGACATAGCTAGCTTAGCTACGTTAACGACAGTCTTAGGAAACATCAAAAATGGTTTGATGATGGGAAGCCTATTAACTCCCATGCTTAAATAAGATGCAATCGAATCATCTAAGTTAAGAGCAATCTCTCCAGTAGCATAACGAGCAGCTTGATTAGTCAGGTTACCAGCAGAGTCAAACATTTCATCGTAAGCCCTCTTAGTGGCTTCCTTCATATGTTTGGCAAGTTCGTCACCTTTATAACCAATACTAGCTACTTCTTCCCATGCCCTAGAACGAGCCATCTGAGAAGCAATGTTTGTCTGTACATAAGCATCAGCACTAATAAGAGCATTAGTACCATACTTAAACCACCGCCAGTTACCAAGGTCATAAAGAGCCCTAGCAAACTTATACTGATAAAGACGACCAAAGTTACCTTCCTTTTCCCACACCTTCTCCATGTTACCAAGCGTATCCCAAACTGAGGGATTATAATCAGTAACAAGATCAGCACGAGCTAAGGACTTAGCATCCATGGTAGCGTCATTACCCCACTTACCATTATTCCAAAGACCCTTAAAAGTTTCCCAGGCATCCTTTACTGCTTTACGTTTAATGTCAAGCACTGAGCCATGAGTATAGATAGCCTTTTGAAGATCATCTACAGTGTTACGACCCATCATCATACCAATACCATTACCAAGAATAGCATTGATAGGACGAAGCAAAAGACTTACTTCGTTAGCAGTAATAGCTTTAATAGCAGAAATACCAGACAGCATATTATTATAACGCACTGCCCATGCACCTTGAGCAAAAGCATTCAGACCATCACTACTCCCTTTAAGGAGACCCATGGGGCTCAGCTGTTGAGCACTCCACTTCATCAGCTTATCAATAGTGTCTACATCACCTTTAGTAACAGCAAACGCATCAATAAGAGCTTGTGCTGCATCAGGACGTTCCCTAGCAACAGTGATGATCATATCACGATAGCTTTGACCACGACGTGTTGCATCTTGCATACGTAGGTCAAACTGTTGAGTAAGTTCCTTAAGGGTAGATTCAGGATCACCAGACTTCTGAACCATCTGTGCCCAACGATCTTGGTTCTTAAGTGCCCAACCAGCGATGTACTTATTGAGTGAATACTCAGACATCAGGAAACCAATGCGATCAGCAATCATTTCAGTGAAACGATCATAATCAGCAGCTTCAGGAAGTGCCTTAAACCCTTCAGAAATATCAGAGATCTCACGGCCAACAGTATCCATTGCTCGTGCAGAAGTCTCGGTAGCTACACGACCCAGGTACTTATCAGTAAGGTCACGCATTGCATAAGCAATACCCTCAGCCTGTACATCATTAACATAGGAGATCTTACGGCCATCAAGGATTGTCTTAATATCCCTATTGTCAAGGAACAGCTTAGCTACATCTTCAGTTCTATCAGCAGCAATAATATCTTTATAGATCTCAAATGCTGCCTTAGACATTTGTTGCTTGGTATAACGGAAGCCATTAACAATAGCATCAAAGTTACCAGCATCCCTAGCAGACTCTGCAATGTCAACAATAACATCACGAGATTGTACATTACCTTTAGCAAGGTCTGTATAAGCACGTTCAGACATCATTGGTGCAGGGCTACCAGAAGCCCCTCCAAGCTTGATTGCTGCCACATCAGCCATATTCCTAGCCACATACCCTTGAGGCATACTCAAGGCTGCTGTAGAGCCCTCTGGGAACATGATAGGAGTGATGTAGGCATCAATACCTGCAGCACCCTCTGGATCATCAAAGAGACGTGACTTACCAATCTCATCAATCTGTACATCACGAGATACCTGTTGACGTTGAATATAAGAATCCAACGGGTTCTCAGTCAGGCTAGATTTACCAGTGAAGAGGTATTCAGTAGCAAGGGTAGTAGCTTGACTATCCAGATCCTTAATAGTCTTATTGATGGTATCAAGATCAACACTATATTGGAAGGCATTAGCAGGATCAGTAACCATCCTCTCTGCATACTGAGCAGCTTGTTCTTTAAGTGCTTCTGTCTGAGTGTTGATTTCAGAGATACGTACAGCAGTTGCTTCATCAGCATTGACCATAGCTTCAGTAGCCTTATAGGCTTTAGCTGTGGAATCATTAGGCTTAAACCAATCCATAACGGATCGTCCAGCACTAAATGAGTAGCCAATCAAATCACCAACAACACTAAGACCAGCTGATTCATAGATGTTACGTTGACGACGTACCTCAGGTGAGTCAGTGTCTTTAGTAACCAGTGCATCAGGAACAGGAAGCCAAGGTGCTACTTCTTTAACAGCAGTAGAGATGGTCTCTTCCTCAGATTGATCACTAATAAGGTTGACACCAACATCACCAGCAACAGCAACACCAAGTGTAGAAAGACCACGAAGTAGGCCACCAGCTTGTACGGTATTACCAACAGCTGATGCAGTACCACCAACAGCAATGCTAGGCATCACCACACCCGCCTGTACGGCTTTACCAGCTGTTGCAGCAGCTCTACCTACCGCAATACTAGGGAGGATAATAGAGGCTGCTTTACGGGCTTTATCAAAGGCAGGGTTGCTAAACTTGGTATGTTTATCCCAAGCATCATCAATCCACTCTGCACCTGGGATACGTCCAACTGCATCCATGCCAAAGTCAATAAGGCCCATGCCAGCAGCACCAAGACCTTCCAAGGTACGCCGAGCATACTTACCAACATCTTCACCAAGGGTAGTACCAGGCTCACCACTACCGTAGATAAAGCCTGTACCACTACCTTTTGGATACGGTGCATTGAGTTGTTCCTTAATACCTTCAACAAAGCCAGGAGTCATTTGAGCCCTAGCTTGTGCTTCTGGTGATTTAACAGGTTGGACATTACCAGCAGCTTTGTTCTCAGCAGGAGTAGCTTCCTTGAACATAGTTTGTGCCGCTGTCTTAGGTGTGTACTCAGCAATTCCTTGCTTTTCCTCTTCAGCATACTGCGCTTCAAGTCGCTTCAGCTCTTCTTCATCAATAAAGGGGGTTTGAGTCATACTGATTTACCATGCAAGAAACTGAAACGCCGACCATCCGGCAGTTGAATAATAACCATAGAGCCCCATTTTGTCTGTTGTTTAGAAACAATACGTGCTCCATTACGTACAAATACTTGACTATTGTAAGCAGTTGGGTAGTCAATACCGTGAGAACCTCTAGCTAGATGTTGATCAAAACTATCACCACGCCCAGGAAGACGCTTGCGTAGTTCACCAACAGGAATAGTACCAAACTCAGGATCTTTAACAACAACAAAATTATCAAGATCCCGTTCACCAAACCTCATCCTAAATTCATTCTGAGGAGTATTAGGATTATCTTGTTGTTTAACGTCTAGGTGTGGCTGACCAGGAGAACCAAGATCACTAGTGATATAAGCAAGGGTGGGGCGCATGTATGCAGTATTACGTCCGGGGGTCTTAGATGCTGTAAACGGTTGGTCTACATTAACACCCATACGTTGTAAAATACTTACAACTTTAGGCACATAACTTGGATCAGTAGCATAACCAGCTTTGTGTATAGCTTCAATAGCTTGGCGTGGTGTAGTAGCAGCTTTAAGTCCAGGTGCGTACCTTGGGTCTCCCATTAATTTTACAAAATCCTTGGCGGATTCCAACGGAGAGATGTAATTCTTAAAGTTAGCATTTATTCTAATACGCTGTCCATTAACAACTTCTTCTGTTGAAACAGTACTACCAGCGCCTTTAATTCCAAAAACATTATTTCTACCACTATGGTTTTCACCCCATCCAGATTCTTGTGCCCACATAGCAGCCATAACCTGAGGAAACTTAAACCCAGAGGCATTACCAAGTGCTACAACATCAGCATAACCACTGTTACCTGTACGTACAGTAGCAGGTGCATTACCACTACCAATGATAGCAGTATTCAGGTTATCTTGAGTAAGTCTGTTATTCTCAAAGATAGCTTTAAGACGAGGGTCATTAAGCTGATCACTAAGCTGTTGCTTAAACCCAGGAGTTACCTTAGTAGTATAACCAGCAGCTTTAAGTTGAGCATTAAGGACATCAATAGCACTCATGTTCTCAGTTATTTTAGCAAGATCGCCAAACAAACCAGGAACAGAGATAGGACGACCGCTCTCAAGTCTAGAGTTAATATCAGACAACAGAGCAGGACTAACCACTACTTTTTTATTAATAACACTAGGGTTATTCTTGAATTGTTTTACAACTTCTGAAGCATTAATAGCATCCATATACTTAGGTGCACCAGCATGATCGCCAGGAGTAAACGATCCATAAAAAGCTTGAGTACCTTTAGCGGCAGAAGAAGTGGTAATAGAGAACTTACCCTCTTTTTTTATGATGGCATTAAGTACATCAGCTCGTGCTTTTGCTGATGCCAGACCAGGTTCCATAGTCTTAGCATACTTCTTAAAGTTACGGTTATACTCACGCAGTGCATAATCAGCAGCAGACCTAGCACTAAAGTGAGCGGTCTTATTAGTACTATCACCAATCAAGTTGCTCTTTACTGCATCAGTAAACTCTTGCTTCAATACATCCTGACTAACACCAGCAGCTGCTCTAGCTTTCTCTAGCTCCTGGGCACGAGCACGATACGTCTGACGTACAGTAGCAGGTACACCAGGTTGATCTACATCCTCAGTAGTAAGAGTACCTTGCTCATAAGCTGCATCAAATTGCTCAGTCCAGAAATCAACATTACGTTGTTCATTACTGAATGCAAGATAGGACTTAAGACGATCAGTAGGAATACCTTGGGTTTCTGCTTGTTTGATTACATCTTGAAGAACCTTTTGATCACCATTCCAAGTACTAGCAGTCCACTCAAGAAGCTGCTTCTCAGCCTCTTTATTCTTCTGACGTTCTTCAGCTTCAGTAAGACCAAACTCCCTTTGTGAATCCTGACGACGTGCATTAATCAGATCATCATAATCACGAGGGAACCGATCTTTCCAAGTCTGACCTTGATCAGTAACAGCCTCTGAAAGAATACGTTCTACATCTTGATCAGAGTAGCGAGTAGTATCACCAAGCTCTTTATAAAGAAGTTCCTTAGCACCTGCTCTACCAATAGGTGTCTTACCATCTGCACGATAAGTCCTAGACAAAGATACAAAGGCAGCATTCAGTGATTCACCATCTTTAGTACGAGCCAGGTTATTAAGAGATTCATCACGAAGAGTTTCTGAGTTATTAACAACATCAGCTCTACGTGCATCTTCAATCAAGGCATTGTAAGATCCACGCATTTGCATGAGACCTTTAGCCATGAAGTCAGCTTTTAATCCAAAGAGACCACGATCTTTAAGGAAATCACCGAACAAACCAGGCATAGCTGCTGTACGATCAGCAGCAGTAACAGCCCCCATTTCATCTAGTTTGGTTTGAGCATAACCAGGGAACTCAGACATACTCATTTCCATGTATGCCTTAAGGCGACCATAATCCCGTGCTTTGTTACCAGTCAAAAGACCCATAACAACATCAGGAGGTGCCCCTACCTTTTGCAGCTCACCAGCAACTCTATCTTGTGCTTCACCAGATGATTGCAGAATAGTCTCACCAGCAGCTTGTTGTTGAAGCCGTTGAGGAGTTACTGCACCAGAGGCTACCTCCATGTAGCCATCAAGCTGATCCTGTTCATCTTTAGCTTTCTTATACTCAGTAAGAGTTTCAGAAATAGTAGTGCTAAACTTAGAAAGACCTTCTAGTGTTTGAGAGATATTTTTACCTTGAGTCAGTTCATTCTGAATCAAAGTCTCTGCATTCTTTTGAATAGCTTGTTGACGATTCTCTCTGAGCTTCGTTTCCCAAGCATAATTCTGTTGACTGTTCTGTTGTTCAAGGTTGAACTTACGTTCTAGTCCAGCCCCAAATTCGTCTCTTACCTGTTTAATCTCTCGACGGTTCTCTTCCATACCACGTATGGTACGGTTATCGCGTTCTTGAATACGATCAAGAGCACCGTAAGGAGCTTTAATCGGATCGAAACCAATACTACGGGCGTACCCTCTGTAGCTTACTTGATCCATTTATTAGTTAACTTTGAGTTTTCGGGTTTGATTTAGGAACTTCAACTGTTGACTTTGAAGGTGATGCAAGACCTGCAATACCACTAGCAACACCGCCTAATGCTGTAGCCCATCCACTAATGCCAGATTGAGCAGCAGCACCTTTAACTGGCTTAGGACCATAATCATAGATAGTAGGTGCTCGTGGAGCAACCATCTCAGCTCGTGGAGTCTTAAGCGGCTTAGGAATAGCAGGAGTGCGTTCAGGTTGTAGCATACGTGCAGCTTGTGCAGAAAGATCGGCTCCATATTTATCAGCAGCGATCTTCTTAAGAGCAGCTTCAGTTTCACCCCTAGCACTAATCAATGAATCAAACAAGATAGCTTGATTACGACCAAGTGCTGCTAGTTGTACTTGTTCTGCTTTCTCTGCACTACGACCTTGTTGACCTTTAACAGCAGTAATACCTTCAGTATCAAGAGCCTTGATTACAATGTCTTGATTCTGATAAGCAATCTCATTGGTAGCATCTTGAAGCCTACGATATTCAGCTTCATTAGCTGCCTGTTGAGCAAGTGCATTAAAGGTAAGTTGTTGTCCATACAGTTCTTCAGACTTACGGTATTGACGCATTTGCGTCTGATACTCAAAGTCTTGAATCTTTAGCTTATAAAGGTAATCATCAAGATTAGTTTTATCCTTAAATGCTGCTAGTGTTTCTTCGTTACGAACACCAGAGTTAAAGATCTTTACCGCTTGATCATAATCAAGATTAACCTTTTGTTTATTAAAAGACCAAACTTGTTTATTATATTTGTTCTGTGCATCTTGAGCACGTCTTGCAGCAGCATCAGCTTGAGAGCTACCAATTCCACCAATAATGGAAGAGCCAATACCGATAATTCCGGAAACAATACCAAGTGCCATTCTTATGCCCTCCTATAGAATCCAGAGGAATACTGACCTTCCCACTGAAGAGCTACAAGGCTAACAGGGAAAGGATTATTAGACAATACTTTCATAACGTAGTTGTCGGGTCGTTGGTATACAGGTACACTATAGACATAAGAAGTGGTAAATGGCGAGGTATCAGCTTTATAGAAGTCAGCCAGTCTGACACTAGGAACATCAACCCACACTGCTCTAGTGTTATCCGTAATGCTAAAGGAGACTGTACCACCAAGACCTGTATAGAACTTCATACGTGCAGTCCTAGTAACACCAGTAAAGTCATACCCTTGATCACCTGCTGAATAGTTATATCTAGGAAGCACTACTTCCATTTGGTACTCATATCCAACAAAGATATAGTTACCAGTTACATTACCAGGAATGTTAAAATAACTACCACCACCATCACTAAGCACAGTAATAGTATTAGAATAACCAGAGTTATTATTGGCACCACTAATTGGTGTACCAACAACATACTGCATAGTCTTGGTTGTATTGAAATGAGTAGGGATATAGACCTTAGTTACCCCATTAGCAAAGGTAGGTGTAGTTGTGATACGGAACCAAGCATCAAGGTAGGGATCAACAGCATTACCAAGAGAGTTAACAAGTCCACCAGTAGTAGGCGATAGACCTAGACTATGAGCCAATACAGTGTAACCCTCAGTACCAGTCGTAATGATATACAACGTATCACTTTGGACAGCTGTATGGATAACATTGGAAGGTAACGTCCACCTAATCCATGAAGATAGTTTACGCTCGTTTCCTTCGTCGTAGTACCTGAACAAATAGATGGTTGGGCTAGTCCTACTAGAGCCTACCCAAAGCCCATTCTGGGGGCTTCCAGTGGCCATAGAGAGCGATTGTGGTACCCACTCAGGTACAGCCCTTGTAGCCTCAAATACACTAGGCGCTTCCCGTTGACCACGAGTAGTGATTTCAAAGGCACGAGTCCAGCTTTGATTCTTATTGACAAACATAGCAGTGGAACCAAGGTCAACTGGTTTCACATATTTATCAGACTCATAGTTGGAGATAGTGCGAATGGTAACAGTAGAAGGTGTCCATGTACCATTCTCCGCTTCCATCACAAACTGTTGGTTAGCACTAAACAGAAGCAGACCTTGAGGACTAGGAATAACAGAGTGTACAACAGCAGGTTTAATACTAGCAACACTGAGGTCAATAGGATCAGCTGCCACTTGAGTCAAAGCTGACTTACTATAGAAGTTATAGTAGTCACCAGCTTGTGACATAGAGATGTTATCCTCAGTTAGGAATCCAAGTCGGTTAGCAAACAGGAAAATATCTTGAATAGTAAATCCAACAAAGCTAGGATGACTATTAGTATCATCATCACCAACAAGGCGTGGTTCCCAAGTAAGTGCTAAGTTATTAACAGTAAGAGAGCCGTTAAGAGGAGCAGCTTGGAAGTTACCATTAGCGAGACGAATCAATACAACAGGCATCGTTGTACTATCAAGTCCTGTGCTAGCTGATGGAGAGATAGTCTCTTCCCAATAACCAGGATTCAATGCACCACTAACAGAGACGTTACCACTTGTAGTTTGACTAGTACCAGAAGTATAGGTAAAGACAGTAGAGCTAGTTACTGTTACAGCATATGTACCATTAACACCTGCACCACTAGAGAAGTTAACAGTAGCTAGATCATGAGTAGTAAACCCATGAGCAGTTGTAGTGGTAACAGTTACAGTAGTACCTGTTTGACTGTATGTACCGCTGATACTTGTACCACTACCTACAAATTTAACGTAGTAATCAGCAGCTGCTCCAGATGTATTGGCAATCTTGACAACAGTACCAGTAACACATTGTTCAGGTAGACGAGTGATAGAATCAACAGAGTTATTAAAGACTCTGATGTACTTACCATCAGTACCAGCATTACCACCAGCAACTGACACTGACATATCAGCAGTACTGGTGAGTACTAACACACCATCAACAATAGTTTTAGTAAGACCTAAACCAGTAGGGTATCCAATAGCATCAGAGATACCCTTCATGACCATCGGTATAGTCAAGGAAGAACCACCACCAGCAGTTGGTGACGTATAGGTATAACTAGTCCTATTGATAGTAACAGTGTACGTAGTGTTATGCTCCAAAACAAGGAGACTGATAACAGCTTGACGTAGTGGAGTAAAGGTTGGAGCAGCTAGTGCAGCAACAGTCTTCTCACTGTTAACAATATAGGTAAAGTCATTAACAGTAAGCGTCTTCAGATTACGATAATCTGTAGCAGTCAGGTAGGAAGAGATACCACTTTGAGTAACAGTCTTCTCAATACCAGTCGTAAGATCCCAAACTCTAATAACACCACCAGAAGTGATAGTAGCTACATACTTAGTTTGATCATCTCTAAAGATAGTAAACATTGCGTTACTATCAAGAGAGTTAGCAGCCAAGGCTGATAGAGTTGGTTGCAGTTTAGAAGTGAACTTACCACCAGGACGTTTGATCATCCCTAGGGTTGGATCGGGATAACAGTTCAAAGCATCTTTAACTTGTCCAGGTAGAATCTTTTCATCAGCCTGTTGTGAAACACCACCAATAAAGTTAGATATTCTTTGAGAAACTGTCGTCATCGTACAAGAGCCCTAAATGGTTCATAGCTGTTATAGTAGTCATTTCCTTTAGAGAAACCAAACATGGTATAATCTCCTTGGTTGCACTCATACTCTAGACATACAGAGCGTCTCCAGGCTTCTTGAGTAGTCAGTGCTTGTGCCAGATTAACATCACCAACAAGACGAATAGCAGCCCTTGTAGCTGCCTTAGCAGTGATGTAATCCCTGAAGGGTTGTGGTAGATCATCAAAATCAAACATCCACAACACATCAACTTTATAGGTTACCGTTTGATCCCAAGTAAATGTATGATTCAATTTATCGTACAACTTACCATCTCTAATAATAGTATCATAAGCTGTATTAAATGCGGACCTAGTAAGATCCATTTGCAATACATTATCAGGGATCAGGATAAATCCAGATGTATTGGGAGTAACAGGATAGTCGTACTCACGATTAAAAGACCAACCTTCTGCTTGAACCTCTCTGCTAATGTCCATTAGGGTGTTAAAAGCAAAAGCGACTTCAGGGTTGGTTTGATCAAGCACAGTGACTGGAGCCTGTCCTATAGACCCCAGGATTTCATTAACAGCAGATAGTTGCGTGGTCGTATAGGAGTCAGCCATAAGTCTAAATGGAAATGAAAACCATTCTCATGTAAAGATAATAAAAAAGGGGACCCACGAAGGATCCCCAAAGATACATTACACAGCGGTACGCGAGGCATCAAGTGCAGGACTATCAGCCTCTACACCAGAGTATGCAGTACGCAGACACTGGGTTTCAGAAAACACACCAGAAGCGGTGCTAGTACCGTGGGTACGGGAAACGGAACGGCGAACAGCGTGGTTGTCAGAGACAGCCAGGTTGCCGTTATCCGCATAAGTCGAAGCATAAGCGCCGGTAACGGTGCGGGTAGCAAAGTTTACATTGCCAGCCACACCGTTATTACCAGCGGCAGTAGAAAGATTAGCCATTTAGTGAGTACC